AAGAACGTCCTCACCATCACCGCCGGCGACGGGACGGCGGCCAACCCCGGCTACCTGAACCTGCGCGGACAGGACGCGATCAACGGCTACCAGGCGGCGGCCACGGCGATCGCCAAAGCCAAGCAGGACGGGCAGGACGGGCTGGCGGACGACTTCCAGAAGTCGATGTACAACCGCGTCGCCTCGCAGCACCTGCTGAACTTCGGGCGGGAGATGGCGGATCACCGCTTTCAGCAGACCGCGCAGTACTCCGGAGAGTCGGCGATCAACCGCGCCAACATCTACGCCTCTAACGCAAGTAATGCCTACGCGAGCTACGGGCAGACGGACGCCGACGGCAACGCGACGGGCGACTTCCAGAAAAACCTGCAGGTGGCCGAGCAGGAGACGCTGAACGGCGTGCACATCATGAAGGGCGCGCCGGCTGGCAGCGATATGGCCAACGCGGCGCTCCTGAACCTGCACACGCAGATCGGCGCGGGCACGCTGTCGCAGATGATGGATGCGCGCGCCCCCTACTCGAAAGTTCAGGCCGTGTACGAGGACCTGAAGGCGAAAGGCTTCCTGGATGAACGAGCCACCGACACCCTGGGCAAGATGGTCAAGACCTACTCCGACCAGGAGAGCACGCGCACCGCGGTAACCGACAACCTGAGCGACGCGGTGCGCGCGAGCCAGGGACAGCCTACGAGCTCGACCGGCACCCCCGACTATCAGTTCCCCATCAAGGGCGCCACGGTCACCGCGCAGGGCTACGACGCCGGTGTGCCCGGGAAGACGACAGGCGGCGTCACGATGAACATTCCGCAGGGCTCGACCATTCAGGCGCCGGCGGCAGGCACGGTGACCCAGGTGGGCAGAGATCCGGCCGGCAACTTCACCATGAAGATCCAGCACGCCGACGGATCCACCACCGGTTTCTCCGGACTGACGGCCTCGAACGTGAAAGCGGGCGACACGGTCGAGCGCGGCGAGGCGGTGGCCACCAGCGGCGCCGCCGATGGCAAGACGCCCTCGGTGTTGTGGTCACTAACCAACGCCGCCGGAACGAATGTGGATCCGACGAAGGCGGGGCTCGCGCCCGTCGACCTGACGAAGGTGACCGACGAGAAAGTGCTGGGCGCAGCGCTCGACAGCATGCGCAAGCAGGTAACCGACCCGTATCTGCAGCAGCAGGCAACGACCGAAATGGAAATGATGGTGCGGCACAACCAGCAGATGGCGACCGCGGGGCAGGCTCAGATCTACAAGCAGGCCAGCGACGCCTTCTATCCCAACTGGAGCGTGAGGGACATTCCGCCCTCCGTCGCCGGGCAGCTCACGCCGGAGCAGCTCGCGGACTTCAAGGACAAGCAGACGGCCCATGTGCTCCAGCAGTACCACCAGGGGCAGGCGTTCAAGGAGATGGGCGAGACGGACCAGGTCTCGAACTTCCTGGCTAACCCGGACCAGCTCACGCCGGCCAACGTGGAGGCGGCGCGCGCTAACTTGGCTAACTCGACTTACCTGCAACTCATGGAAAAGGCCACGCAGCTTCAAAACAACCCCAAGGGAGTTATCGAGGCGCAGGCGGTGAACGACCGGGTGAAGCTATACGCGAACCAGGTTGGCATCAAAACTCCAGACGACAAGCAGACGCCGGCCGACAAGCAGAACTACACGGCGCTGATGTTCAAGGTGCAAAACGACATCGACACAATCAAAGCGCAGAACCACGGCAAGGCGACAGCGGACCAGGTGGACAAGGCGATCCAGCAGGAGCTGATCCAGCGGACGATCACGACTCCGCGCAGCCTTCTTAACCCGTGGTCGATCTTCAGCCCCAACGTGTCTACCACGAAGCGCAACTTCCAGATGCCGGCGCGCGCGACTTCTGTGGTGCCCGGGAGCGACGGCAAGATGCATTACACGGATGGAAAGGCGGATCTCGGGGTGGTGCAGTAAATGGCGACAACACCGGTCACCCTCGACTTCGGAAAAGCAATCGCGATCGGCGACCCGGCAGACGCGCAGGCCTCCGCGCTGCAGGGCGCCATCGCGTACGGCTCGACGCAGGATCCCGACGCCTACGCGGGCCTGCTCAAGCTGCAGAAGCAGACGGGCGTGCCTCCCGCGGTGTCGAGCGGGAACCAGCAGCAGGTGCGCCAAGCGGCCGAGGTCAACGCGATCGATTACCGTGGATTCGCGGTGAGCCATCCGCGGACCACGGCCTGGGCTTCAAACCCGGACAACGCCGCGGTATCAGGCGCCGACGAAGTGCAGCGGCTGGCTGGGATCGAGGGGAACGCCGGCGTGATGCGGGCGGCGACGCCGTGGGAGGCATTCAGCAACAAATACCTCTACCCGATCCAGCAGAAGCTGATGGAGTACCCAGGTACCCGGATGGCCGTGGACGCCGTGGCGGGATCCGCCGGGATGGTTGGCGACGTAGGCTCGTTTCTCGGCTGGCACGGCGCCAACCAGACCAAGCAGAACCTGCTGCAGCGAATCGAATCGAATTTGGACGTCTCCCAGGCCAACATCTGGGAGAACGGAGAACAGGACAAAGGGAACGGGGTGGACTGGCTGGCGAAGAACCTCGCGCCGATGATCCCGGCGGTCCTGGCCACCGGCGGTACCAGCCTGCTGGCGCGCACGCTAGGTCTGAGCGGCGCCGCGGCGAAGGTGCTGAGCGGGCTCACCGTGGGAGCGATGTTCGATACGCAGCAGGCGGGCAAGACCTACACGGCAGTGGCCGGGTCTGGCGGAAGCGATTATGCGGCGCGGCTGGCGGCGAATCGGGTAGCGGCAATCGGGGCGCTCCCGAACGCCCTGTTCGGAGCCACCGACGTTCTCCCGCTATTGCGCGATAATCCGCTGCTGACCTCTCTCGGCCTTGGAGGCGCAACCGGCGCCGCCGGGCAGCTGGGCCAGAACGTGGCGACGGGTCAGCCCTGGCAAAAGGGCCTGGCGCCCGCCGCCGTCCAGGGCGCGGCCATGATGGGCGGCATGCACATCGGCATGGGAGCGTTCGGCGGCAGCATGAGCGACGCGGTCGACGCGGCCGAGCAATCGAAGCTGCGAGAGCGCTCGCCCGAGAAGTTCAACGAGGCGATGCAGTCAATCTTCGCAGGCGATCAGAGTCTGCGCATTCCGGTCGATCAGTTCAACGGTTACTTCAAGGGCAAGGGCGCCGACCCATCCACGGTCGCCTCCGCGCTCGGATCGGCCAACTACGCGGCGGCTCATCTTTCGGGCGGCGAGGTGGAGATCCCGCCGGCCGAGTACCTGTCGAAGCTGGAGCCGGAAGACCAGAAGGCGCTGCTCCAACACATTGTGGACCCATCCACGGGCCTGACGGGGCGGCAGCACCAGGAAGGCCTCGCAGAGCTCGAACAATGGGCCACAGGGGGCGGCGCGCAAAAGCTGGCGGAGGATGCGGCCGCGGCGGACGCGGAGACGGCCGCGACGCCGGAATACCAGGCGGTGAAAGAGGACCTGCGGCAGCGCTACACGGACGCGGGCGAGACGCCCCTGGCTGCGGAAACGACCGCGGCCGCGGGCGCGAGAGATATCGGCAACCTCGCGGCAAATTTCCAGATGAAGCCCACGGAAGTCCTGGCGATGTTCAACCCTAAGGTGGTGCGAGGGGAAGCGCCGGAGGGGCAGCGAAACGTTGTGCCGTCGCCGTCGATTTCCGCTTCGGAAGCGTCTGGCAGTGTACCTGAGCGGGAAGCGGGGAATCAAAGTTCGCCTGCGCAGAAAGGCTCGGCGACGGCACCCGAACAGGCTACGCCGGTAACTATCGCGCGTCAACTTGTAAAAGCTGGCCATCCCTATTGGGACAGCACCTCGGACGCTTTCGCCACCAACGCGGCAATACAAACCGAACTTCAGAAGACAGGGCTGCCCAGCGGCAGGAAGACCGCTGCGTTCAAGGCCGTGAAAGACGAAATCGCCCGCATAGGGTCGGAGCGCAAAGCGGGCTACGAAGCCAGGAGAAGGGCGTCGCCAGAATACCGAGCCGCGGCAGAAGAGGCGCGGCGGCTGCACGATGACGCCTGGGATGAAATGTCCCCCGATGAACAAACAGAAGCAACCGAAGGGGAATACCGGAGGGCACAGAACGAGTCCGAGGCCGAGCAAAAGAAGCAGGAGGAAAGCGAGGAATGGGAGCGCGAGTTACACCGTCGCGTCGCCTACATGGATGCGAAGCAGGCCCAGGTTGAAGAGCTGCTCGACAAGCAGGGCGTGAAGTACGCGTCGAGGGGCTCCTCTACTTATTCCCGTTACCTCACGATCGAACAGCCCGATGGGGGGACCGCGAAGATTCGCATCAGCGACCACGAGCCCCCAACCGGCGTGCGCGGCGGCTATGTGGGCGGATACAACGAGGCGACCGGGGAACGCTACGACGCGCCCGACCTCTCGCTGCACCCGGGGGACGACGCAATTGATAAAGTACGCGACCTAATCGGCGCGGCGACTCCGGACGAGATGAGGCCCTACGACGTGGCCCGCGTGCCGCTCGACCAGCTGCATCTCGACCCGAAACGCTTCCAGTACAAGATGAACACCGACGCCGGCGGGGTGACCAACCTGCTGAAAGGGCAGGCCTGGAATGAGGACAACGCAGGCGTCATCAGCGTGTGGCGCGATCCGGACGACGGCAAGACTTACGTGGTGAACGGCCATCATCGCTACCAGCTGGCAAAGGAAACGGGGCAAAGCGACGTCGCGGTGCGCATGATCGGGGCCGACAACGCGGCCGAGGCGAGAGCGAAGGGCGCAAGGCAGAATATCGCCGAGGGCCGCGGCACGGCGATGGACGCGGCAAAGTTCTTCCGCGATTCCAACTATTCGCAGGCAGACCTGAAGGGCCTCGGAATCAGCATGGGCGAGGCCACCGCCGCGAACGGCGTGGCGCTGGCGCGCTTGCATCCCGGCCTGTTCGATCAAGTGGTAAACGGCAAGGTTGCGGAAGGCCGCGCGGTTGCGATCGGGAACGCGACGGGCGATCCGGAGGAGCAGGAAGCGATCCTGAAGCTGATCGACAAGGCCGAATCGAAAGGGAAGCACGTCACCAACGAAACGGTGAACGAGCTGGCCAGGATGGTCAAGGGCGCGGGGCAGCATGCCGAGACCCAGAACACGCTGTTCGGCGCGCAGGAAACGACACACTCCCTGGCGCTCGAAAAAGCCGAGGTGTCGAGTTACATCCGCAAAACGATCGGTGAGGAGCAGCGCACCTTCGCCGGGGTTGCCGACGAGAAGAGGGCCGCGCAGCTGGGCGGCGTCGAAGGGCAGACCATCAACGCGGCGAAGAACGGCGAGATCGCCGGCGATGCCGCGATCGCCAAAGAAATGTACGACCGGCTGAGCGTGCGCAGTGGTACGGTGGATGAAATACTCAACCGCGCAGCCCGCGAGATCGCGGAAGGAAAGAAGCCAAATGACGTCAAAGCCAAAGCCTACGCAGACACCAGAGACGCCCTTCGAGAAGCTCTCGCCGGAGCAGATAGCGTCCGTGGAGGAATGGGCGGAGAGAACGAAGGCCGACCTGCGGGCGGCAAGCCAGGATCGGCAGATGCAAGCACCGCCTCCGATGTCCTAAGCCTCTTTCAGACCCGCGGCGAAGACCAGCAGCCTCGCGGATGGATCCGCATCCTTCCCGACGGGTCGGTCGAAGTCGGCAAGACCAAGATCGGCAACGAGAGCACGGACCTGCACGAGCTGCTCGGGCACGGCTACCTGATCTCGCTCAACCGTCTCTTCAAGGCCCACGGCGACCTGGCCAGCGAAACAGTCAAAGCCGACCGTCAGACCATCCTCGACTTCCTGGGCGCGAAAGACCTGGACTCGCTCACCCGGGAGCAGCACGAGCGGTTTGCGGACGCAACCCTCCAATACCTGCGCGAAGGCAAGGTTCCGAATCCGGAGCTGCGGGGCGTCTTCCAGCGCATAGCGGTCTGGCTGCAATCTATTTTCAAGAAGGCTTCCGACCTCGGGGCAGAGATCTCTCCGGAGCTGCGCGGCGTCATGGACCGGCGCTTTGCCGCGGATAATGCGCTCAACAGGGCGGAGACGGAAGCCGGCCCAAAGCTGTTCGCCAGTCCCGAGGAGGCTGGCTGGACCGAGGAGCAATTCCAGAAATACGCGGCCGACAACAACATGAGCGCAGAGCAGGCCAGGGCCGACCTGGTGGGCAGGCTGAACGAGGCGGCGGTACGCGCGCGATCCGAATCGTGGCGCGAGGAAGAGCGCAACGTCCGCGAGGCGGTGACGGCCCAGGTAGACCAGAGGCCCGATTACTCCGCGATCCGCTCGCTGCGCAGGGGCACACTCGACGACGGGACCGAGCTCGCCCTGGGGCGCGAGGATCTGGTGAAGCAGTTCGGCGAGGACCGCGTGAAGGCGCTGCAGGCACAGCACCGAGGACTCTACCGCAACGAGGGAGGCGAGGATCCGGAGATCGTGGCTGAAGTGTTCGGATTCAACTCGGCGGCGGAGATGCTCAAGGCGATTGAAACCGCGCCGCGGCGCTCGGCGGCGATTGAGACGGCGACGCGCGAATACATGACGGCGAAGCACGGCGACATCCGCTACGACGGCACGCTCGACGACCAGGCGCGGATCGCGCTCGAGAACGACAACCGCGCGGAAGGGCTGCACGCGGAGCTGATCGCGCTCAAACAGAAGATTGCCGGCATGGCCGGACAGCGCGACGCGCTGCGCGCGATTGAAGTCGCCCCCATCGCCAGCTACCGCGAAGCCGCGCAGCAGATGGTCGAAAAGAAATCGCCGGCGGACCTGCAGCCGACGCGCTACCTCGACGCCAGCCGCAGATACTCGCGCGAGGCCTTCGAGGCGCTGCAGAAAGGCGATGCGCAGGCGGCGGCCGAGGCGAAGCACAAAGAGCTGATGAACCACTTCCTCTTTCGCGAGGCAAGCGCGGCCAGGGATTATTTAGAAAACAAGTTTGAGCCGTACGTGAAGCGGACGCTGAAGCCGGCGGCGCAATCGAAGCTGGGACTGGCCGGCGGCGACTACCGCGACCAGGTCAACTGGATCCTGGCGCGCTACGCGCTGGGGCCGCAGGTGGCGCGGCCCGAGAGATCGCTGGGAGAATGGGCGGCGTCCAAGTACGACCAGGGCAAGGAGCCGGCGATCGATCCGGCCATCCTGGATGAGTCGCGCACGATCAACTACCGCAATGCGCCCATCTCCGAAATCCGCCGGGTGCACGACGCGCTGGTCAACGTCCGCAAGCTGGCATCGCTCGAGTTGGGAATGGAAGTAAACGGCAAGCGGATCGAATTCTCGGCGGCCGTGGCCAACATGGACGCCCAGGCGCGCGAGACGCTGCCGTCGAAGCCGACGCGGGTGCTGAAGGGCAACGCCACGCTGGGGGAGAGGTTCGCAGACTACGCGGAGCGCGGAGACGCACTTCTGATGCGCACCGAGCGCCTGATGGAGTGGTGGGATGGCGGCAAATCCGGCCCCTGGCACGAGAATCTCTGGAACCTGGCCGCCGATGCGCAGGGCAACGAGTACAAGCTGCAGGAGCAGGTAACCAAGGCGCTGGGGGACGCGCTCGAGCGCATCCCCAAAGAGCAGCGCGCAAAAATGCTGGACAAGGTGAGCGTGGACGGGATCCCCGAAACCGTAACCCGGCACGACCTGATCTCCATGGCGTTCAACATGGGCAACGAGGGCAACCTCGACCGCTTGACCAAAACCTTCATCGCCCACGGCTGGGATCCGGACGCGATCGAGCGGATCAAAGGGATGCTCACGCGGGACGAGTGGCAGTTTGTGCAGGACGGCTGGGACTCGCTGAAGCCTCTGGGGAAGGCGCAGTCGGAGCTGGAGAGGCGGCTCACGGGACTGCCTCCCGTGATGGTGACGCCGACGCCGCTGCGCCTGGGGCTGCGGGACGGGACCATGGACGTGGCCGGGGGATATTACCCGGTAGTGATGGATCCACGCTACTCGGCTCGCGGGGCGCAGCAGGATGCCGGCACGAGCGCGCAGAACCTGATGGAGGCCGGCTACGGCCGCGCCGCCACGTCGCGCGGAAACATGAAGGCGCGTACCGGATTCGGAGGCCCGCTGCTGCTCGACTACGAGCAGGTATTGACCCAGCACACGGCGAAGGTGATCAAGGACATCACTCACCGCGAGTTTATGCTGGTGGCCAACAAGCTGCTGCTCGACCCCCAGCTCCGGCTCGCGATGCGCGAGACGCTGGGAGAAGGGTATGAAGAGAAGATGATGCCGTGGCTGCGCACGATTGTGAACGACCGCAACGGCAGCGCGGTGCAGGGACTGAGCGACTTCTCAAGAGCGCTGAGGGCGCTGCGCACCAACCTGACGCTGGCCACGCTCTCCTACAAGATCTCGACGTCGCTCCTGCAGTGGACGCACGCGCCGCGCATGCTGCTGAGCGCCAACCCAGGGTCCTACGCGCAGGCTATGGTGGACTTCCTCGCTCACCCGGCGGAGATGACCCAGCAGATCAAGGACCTCTCGCCGAACGAGATGGCCTCGCGCGGCGACAACCTCGACCGCGATATTCGCGCGGCGCTCAAGGGCGACCCCGGCATCCAGCGCAGCATGGCGCGGGTGGGCAACGTCTCGATTAAGTACACCGACCACATCCTGAGTTTCCCGCTGTGGCTATCGGTCTACCGCGACGCGCTGAAGGAGCACGTGGGGCTGACCGAAGACAAGGCACAGAACCTGGCCATGCACGCCGCCGACAGCGCGGTGCGGCTCGGGCTTGGCTCGGGGGCGCCGAAGGATCTGCCGCCGATCATGCGCGGCAACGATGGGGCCAAGCTGATCACGATGTTTTACTCCTTCCACAACGGCATCTACGGCCAGGTGCGCGACATCGGGCACCAGTTCCGCCAGACGCACAACGTGGCCAAGCTCAGTTACGGCCTGGCGCTGTCGGTGCTGGCGCCGGCGCTGCTGGGCGCGCTGGTCAGCGGGAATGGCCCGAAGGACGGCGAGAACAAGGGATTATGGGCGGCCAAGCGGGCGCTGCTGTTCAGCGCGGACACGGTACCCCTGCTGCGCGACGCAGCCTCGGCCCTCGATAGCGACGGTGAGATAAAGAACCCGCTCTTCAACATGGCCAGCAAGGCTACGAAGGCGACGCAGGAAATGATGAGCGAGAGCGACGACAAGGATTGGCGCGGCGTCGGCCTGAGCTACCTGGAGGTGGCCGGAGACCTGGCCGGCGTGCCTGGCACGACGCAGGCGATGAAGCCGATGCGGTACATGAACCAGGTACAGAAAGGGAACGTCGACAACCCCAACGTGTGGGACGCGGTGGCGGGATCAGCGCGCCACTAAGCGGGAGGGTTGCCCTGACGGCCGATCCACGCCACCCCTGCAAAAAAGGCGACCAGGCCAACCAGCACCGCGGCGCAGGCCAGCTCGGTCAGCAGATCAACAAACGGCCGCAGAAGGCACCCAATCCCGTATGCGCCCCAAGTGAGTGCGCACGCAGTCACGAGTGCTCCGGGACCGTTCAGGAACAACTGCTTCAGCTTTTCGATTCGCATCGTGTGAGCGTACGCCGCGCCCGCGCGCGTGGCAAGGATACCCGTAACAGCCTCATGCGGCCCTAGTCTCAAGCCGAGGCCCCTCCCATGACCATCAGCACGACGAACAGGATTGCGGGGCCATTTTCCGGGGACGGAGTCTCCGTCAATTTTCCGTTCGCGTTCAAGGTCTTCCAGGCCGCGGACTTGCTGGTAACGGAGAACGACGGCACGGATCCTCCGGACAGCGAGCTGGACTATACGGTGGCGCTGAACGCGGACCAGGACAACAACCCCGGGGGAACGGTCTCGCTGACCTATGCGCTGGCCGTGGGCACGACGCTCACGATCACCAGCGACATTCCCGCGCTGCAAACCCTCGAGTTAAGCAACGGCGGATCGTTCTACCCTTCGGTGATCAACGCGGCGCTGGACCTGCTGACCATCCTGATCCAGCAGCTGGTCGACGCGCAGGCATTCGACCTGCAACTTGCGCCGGGAACGCCCGGAGGCCACGTGCTGAGGTACCTGCCCTGCGCCGGCGCGGTCCCGGGAAATACCTACACCGCGCCGGGCACGGTGATCGCCGTGGCTTACAACGGCGTGCTGATGCCCTTGGGCGTCGACGCGCCAACGCTGAGTTACACCGTGACCGGGGGCAACGAGATCACGCTCAACTTTCAAACGGAGGCCGGCTACCCGCCGGATCGAATCGATGCGTTCATCGCTACGTAAAGGCTGCAAGCTTCTCGCCATCGTCCTGCTGCTTACAGCCGCCGCGCGCGCCCAGGTCAATCCGGCCACGCAGATCAGGTGGCCGGCCTGCGCCGGCGGCAACCAGACGTACTCGATCGTGACCGGTACCTGCATCGCGGTCGGCACTGCGGCGAACCCCGCCGGCTCGAATACCCAGGTGCAGTTCAACTCCGGCGGCATCTTCGCCTCCGATCCGAATTTCACTTTTACCTATTCCCAGGGCGCGCCGCTGGTCTCGGTGGAAAGCCTCAATTCCGCGACGACGCAGGGACTCGCGACCGGGGTGACCGACCCGCTGATTTACGACACCTTCGGGCGCTACCCGGCAGGAACGAACATCTGCCCCGGCAACCCCTGCGTGAGCGGATTGGTAACTCTGAGCGGCAACTCGCAATGGATTGTGAACGGGAACGCGATCGCCGGCGACACAGCGACAAGCGCGGTGACGAGCACGCCATTCATGTCCCAGCAGGGGGGCCACCTGCAGTTTTCGACCGTGCCCACCGTGGGCGCGCCGGTGAACTATTACGCCATTTTGCCCAACACGGCCACCGTGGGCGGGACGCCGCAGACCATTCACGAAGTGGGCGCCACGTTTCTCCTTGGCTATACGGACCCGACGACGGGCGCCTGCGAAGCGGTGCCGGGGGCGCAGCGGATATTCTCTCCCTCGCTCACGCTGGCCGTGGTGAGCGGCCTCTCTCCCGTCTTCCAGAACTTGATTCATCTGGAGATCAACCAGGACAAGTACTCGCTCCACGTGGGGCAGACAACGCTCTATCCGTGGACAGCGATCCAGACGATGAACTTCAACACGCCGCTCTCGGCCGACTGCAAGACCGAATACAAAGTCTCGATGAAGCTGGACCTGGCGGCGGACCTGAGCGGGAACTACCACGTGCTGCTCACGCTGCCCGATCACGAGGTCGTAGGGCCGATCCCGTTCGCAGCGTCGCTGATCACCGCGCTGCCCACCTACGTGTTTCTGCAGGAGCAGACCCAGCCGGGGTGGACCCCGGGCTACTGGGGCAGCGTGTGGATGGGGCAGGACGAGAGCGAGAAGCTGGGCGCGAAGGGCGGCGCGGGACAGGACGGCGACATCGGCAACCTGAACGGCCTGGCGGCCGGCGCGCGATATCAGTACCAGCCGTTTACGGTGCCCACGAGCGCGGGCGGCGGGTGGTACCCATTGGCGCTGGGCCGAGGCATCGGAGGTACGTGCTGGATTGATGGCACCTTCGATGTGACCGCGGTCTCCGCGGCCGGGATCGAACAGCACGTCATCCTGCAGGCACAGGAATCGAACGCGCAGGTATCTCCGCGGCTGTTGCAGACTCTGGGCACGATCGCGTTTCCGTTCGACCAGTTCCGGCTTTCTACGGACAACGGCTGCAATCAGCTTCTGGAGGGCCACCTTTACTCGAATGCCGGCACTTACGCCGACACCATCACGATCCAGGGAAAGGGCGTGTTCGAGCCGGAAATCGGGATCGAGACACAGAACGGCTCGACCCCCTGCAGCGGCAACAGCGTGGGCGGCGTTTGCAACACGACCTCGATCACGGTCGCGTCCCAGGACACGCTGAACGCGGTCGTGAACGAGACTACGGATTCGGCTTCCGGCTGGAAGACGCTCTTCTACAACGGCCTGAGCTATGCCAACGTCCCCCTCACGGGCCGCTTCGGGCTGATGGCCTACGATGTGAGCACCTATCTCCAGACCCTGGACATCGATGTGCAGGCCCTGGGCACCCAGAGCGCCGGCTGCTCCATCCCCCGCTACGAAAGCTCGGGCGTGAACGGCGCGGAGCTCCCGATCGACCAGGTGAGATGTTCCTGGCTGGTGCCGAGCGGAGCGACCTGCAACATCACAGCGTCAGGTAGCGTGTCCGCGGCGAGCTGCTCCGGAGGGACGAACTACGCGGTGACCAACCCGGCCGGCCGCCAGGAGCAACTCTTCATCAACCAGAGCGGCTGCTCCGGAGCCATCCTGAACATTACCTCCGTAAGTGGCGGAGCGGTGGCGGGTACCTCGATCTATGCGGCGGGAAGCGGGAGCTGCTCGACGGCCACCGGCGTGGCGACCTACAGCGAAGGGTTAGTGGCGCTCGATGCTCATTTCCCGGCGAGCAACAGCGTGAGCATCACCGCACAGAACGGCTTCAGCCTGGGATCGTGGGCGCAGGTGCCGTCGCCAGTGACGGGCGCCGCGGTGCTGGCCGGAGGGAGCACGGTGCGGCCCCTGGCAGCGCCCGGCAGCGCCTATGCCGGCATCGTGGTCTACACCAGCAATCACACAGCCTCGATGGCGGACAACGGAAAACTGGTGGTGATGAACTGCGGAAGCGCGTGCGCCTACAACCTGCCCACAACGCAACCGAGCGCCGCGTGGTGGGTGCGGGGCGTGCAGAGCATCGGGTCAACGCTCGCAACGGTGGGGCTGAGCGGCGGCGACACCTTCAATCAGGGCGCGTCCGCGCCGGCGCTGAACGGCTACGCCTTCGAACCGCTGTACGCGAACCTCAATCTCTCGACCGACTATATCTCCAACCCGCCGCTGAAGGCCGGTGCGGGGGTCACGCTTACGCCAGGCCCTAACGGCCTCAGCATCGCCTCGACGGCGGTGTCTAATTTTTCTCCTGGATGCGGAGTGACCGGCGGCAAGTGCCTGTACGCCGCTGGCATCCTGACGCCCGTGCTTTCGACCGGCAGCGCGGTGACCCTTTACAGCTACACGCTCCCGGGCGGGACGCTGACGGCGACCGGCTGCGTCAACGTGGAAATGTGGGGGCACCATTCGACCGGTACGACGACCACGTCCCTTGCGATCGCAATCAGCGGCGCCAGCGTCACGGGCTCGGAGGGAACCAGCGCATCGGAAGCGGTACTGGTGGCGCAGTACTGCAACTTCGGATCGACGGGCGCGGGCGGCCAGGTGATCTACCGAAAGCCGTCGAGCTACATCTCCGGAGCGATCCCGGCGCCCGCCGCGACGACGGCGAGCCAGGCCTCCACCGGAAACCTGACCATCACGGGGACGTTCACGACCTCGGGCGTGCTGGACTACTGGACGCCGGACGGTTTCTTTGTTTACCTCTCACCGCAATAAATGAAGGGACGCCGCAAATGGACGCGATAGCAAGCAGCATCGACGCGAGGGCGGCCAAGGACGGCGCGCGGCGGGTCTTCCGTCCCGGACCGTCGTGGGCGACGATGGCGGCGATGCTGCTATCGGTGACGCTGCCGGCGTGCGGGTGGATGGTCTCGATGTCGAACCGCGTGGCGGCGCTCGAGGTGAAGACCGAATCGCTGGCCACCGCCGCGCAGATGGCCGAAGTGAAACAGAAAATCGACGATTGGATCGCTGCGTCCGATCGCGAGCGGGAGCACGAGCGGCCGCGCACCAGGGGCGACCGATGAACGACACGCTGAACAAGAGCCTGATCGCGGGACACGAAGGGCTGCGCCTGATCCGGTACAAGGACTCGCGCGGCTTCTGGACGATCGGCCGCGGCTTCAACCTCGAAGCGCCAGGGGCCCTGACGGTGTGCATTGCGGCCGGCGCGGATTACGCCGCGGTGATGACCGGCGCCGCAATCACGCTCGAACAGTGCGACGCGGTCTTTGAGCTCCAGTACGAGGCGGTGGCCGGGGAAGCGCGCCGGGCGGTGCCGGGCATCGACGGAGATCCGGACAACGCTGGAGCGGTGGTCTGCGACATGATCTTTGAACTCGGCTTTTCTGGCTTTCTGGCTTTCCACCAGGTAATCGCCGGATTGCTGGCGAGGGACTGGCCGGCGGCGATCGCAGGCATGAAGGCGTCAAAGTGGGCCACGCAGGTGCCGAGCAGGGAAGAGAACGACGTGGCGCTCCTGGAGGCCCTGAGTGGCTAGCGCGGTCGCGGCGGTGATCCTGGCCACTTCCCACGGGAGCGCGTTCTGCGCGGATCTGCGGCCCATGACGGAGAACGAGCTTCTGGCCGCGCGGGTGCGGCAGCTCGAGGAGCTGGTGAGAGCCCAGGAACGGACGATCGCCGAGATTGTGAACGAGCGCGACGCGGCGCGGCTGCTGAACGAACTTTGTCACTACTGAAAGGGACCCGAGATGCGAGACGAACTGAGGCGCAACTTCCTGGGCTTCGTGCTGCTCGTCGCGGGCGTGGGGATGGTGCTGCTCGGTGCCCGCGTCCAGATCAACAAGCTGTCGGATGCAGGCTTCGGATTTATCGGCATGGCCGGCCTGGCGCTGCAGGTGACGCCCCCAAAACAGCCGGCGCCGACCGTAACCGCGCCATGAACCTCGCCATCCTCTCTTTTTTCAGGAATGCCGGCACGGCCGAGGCGACGCCCTCGCGGAGCGCACCACCGGTGAGCCGGCCTGCGATCTACTGGGATCACGTAGACAGCCCCGGCGATTTAGACCTGGCGCCGACCAACGCGGCGCCGGCGCGCGAGCCGGCTCCAACCATTGAACCAGCAACCGCACCCGCAGCACAGGAGAAGTCGATGGCGAATAAGTTTGTGAGTTTTCTCGAGGCGGCAGGCAAGGACGTAGAGAAGAGCCTGGCGTTTGCCGTGAAAGAAGCGCCTACAGTGGACAAGCTGGCAGCGGCCTTGTGGCCTCCCACAATTGCGATTTCCGCTCCCGCGACCGCCGCGCTGAACCTGATCCAGAATTCGGTCATCGCGATCGAGCAGAAGTATGCCGCGGCGGGCGTGCAATCCGGAACCGGCGCGCAGAAGGCCGCCGAGGTGCTCACCCTGGCCGGCCCAGCTGCAACCCAGTTGCTGACCGCCGCAGGCGTTCCAGCCAGCGAAGAGGGCTACGTCGAGGGCGTCATCGATGCCGTAGTCGGCGTCCTGAACGTGCAGACGCCGGCGCCAACGCCGGCCGCAGCCTAAGCCATGAAGAGGCTGCAATCCATCCTGATAGCCCTCGCGCTGGCCACCGTGCCCTGCGTGGGGGCTGTCGCGATCCGCGCGCTGTGGCCGATACCGGCCGCGGTGGCCACGGGGAGCGCGCAGGTGAATCGAGTGCTCGACAGCTCCAAGTTTGTCGAGACGATTGCCGGCGTCGCGATCGCGACCGAAAGCGTGCGGCTGAACCGGAGCCTCGACAACCTGGACCGGCAGGTGGCGGCCATCGGGCCGGCCGTGAGAAAAGTGGATCCGGTCCTCGACAAACTGGGCCACTCGATCGACCTGGCAAACGCGCCCTGCGTGCCGGGACCGTGCGGCACCTTCGCCGATGTAGGGAAGACGCTGAACACAGTGCGCGGGACCTTCGGCCAGATCGAGGTCGCGGCCGACCACGAGAACCGCAACCTCGCCACGCTCGACCTGCAGGAGGCGACGCTCTTCGCCGACTTCCACGGTACGGCGACCAGGGCCAACACCAGCCTCGACACGTTCAACGGGCTGCTGGCCAGGCCGAGCGTGACGCTGATGCTCGACAACGGCGGCAAGTTTACGACCACCGCCGTGGCCGTCGAGGAGAAGCTGGCCGCGTGCACGCTGCACCCCACGCTTCCATGCGTGCTGAAGAGCGACATCCTCTTCGGGGCGCAGGTGGGCGGCTACCTACTGAAATAACCGAGACCGGGACCGACTAGCCGACGTGGCTGTGCTCGGCGGCCGTGGCGCGCTCGTGCTGGCCGCGCTCGTTCTCGCGGGCGGCGGGGCTCCAGTTCGTGGCAAGGATCGCCTCCTGGGTTGGGGACCACGGGGCGATGACGCCGTTCGTGCGGATCATGCCGATGAAGAGCTCGGTGATCGCTCCGCCGCGCACCATCTCAAGGCGCGCGCCTGGGTAGCCGAGTTCGGGGCAGGTAACGCTTCCGCCGCTGAGCAAAGTTCCGAGTGCTTGTCCGAAGTTCATGGGTTTCTCCTTTTTTGGGGCAAGACAACTTTAGTCCAATCGGCGCCACGGGCGATACCCGTAAGCGGGTTGCTGATCTCTAGCCTTGGGGCTAGAGCTCAGCAAAACTGAAACAGCGGGGGGGGGGGATCCCTAGATGGAAAGCGGCACTGCGCCGGAAACGGCGCCCACACCAAAGCAGATCGACGAGCTGATCGCGGAGTACGCGGCGGCGCAGAACGAGGCCGCGGCGCTTGGAGCGGCGGCAAAACTTCTCTCCGACAAGGCCGGCGAGATCAAGGCAAGCCTGACGGCGACGGTGGAGCGGTGGGGCGCGAGGCACACCGAGAAATCGAAGCGGCTGGCCGGGCTGCGTCACCTGGCGCAGACCACGACGGCCACGCGGGTCTCGATCGACGATGCGGCCGTCGAGAAGCTGCGCGCGTACCTGGGCACGACGGAGACGCCGGAGCTGGCGCAGGAGTTCTTTGTGGCGCACACCAGCTACAGCCTGGTGAGCGGGCCGGGCGACAAGCTGAAGACCCTGACCATGGGTACGCGCCTGCGCACAAAGATCACAGGCATGCTCAAAGGCTGCTTCACCATCAAGACCAGCGCTCCCTCCCTCAAGGTGGAGTTGGCGGAGCTGAAGCCGGCGGTCTGACGCCGTGGACGATTTCGACTTCACGGTCGAGGACGAGGTGCGGCAGTCGTTCCTCTCGTTCTGCGGGCGGCGGCGAGGGCGGAAATTCCAGCGGAAGCCGGGTGGGGGCGAACGCCACAGGCCCCAGCCCCCGCGCCGGGAGGCTCCCAGGGCCGCGCGTGGCGATCCGGTGGGCCGGTGATACCCCCAAATCGCCCCACGGGGCGCCAGCGGCCCCGGCCCCTCAGTAGACCAGCAGGTCGTTTGGCGTGTGCTCCAGGTTGAGATCCGTTCCCAGGTAGCGCTGGGTGGTGCGAACGTCCGCGTGGCCAAGCATGAACTGGATCTGCTCGATGTCGGCGCCCCGGGCCCGGCAGAGCTTGGCGCAGGTGCGCCGAAGGTCGTGAGGACCAAAGCGGGGAATCCCGATCCCGGCAGCTGTCTGGTGAACGATGTGCCAGATGGTTTGGGCGGTAAGCCCGGCCGGCCCGAGAGTGGTCTGCCGGATCAGGCGTCCCTCGCGGATCTTCGCGGCGGCGAGCCAGGCATCGATGGCCTGTTTCACCCAGGCCTGGACCCCGACGGTGCGGACCCTGCCGCCCTTGCTGACCAGGTCGGGAAGTACCCAACGGCCGGCGCGGCGCTGGACGTCGGCGACGTTGAGCGTGGCGAGCTCGTCCCGGCGCAGCGCGCAGCCCACCAGCATAGCCAGGATGCAGTAATTCCGAAGGCCTCGCAGCGTCTTTCGATCGGGCACCGCGAGCAGCCTGCGGACCTGCGCCTCGGTGAGCCAGTTGCCGGCGCGGGATCCGCGCCGAGGAAGGCCGCCGACGCGGAGCAGGTCCGTCGCCTGCTGCGCATCGATCGCGCCCGAGGCCTGCGCCTCTCGGATCAGGGCACGCGCCGCGGAGATGCGCAGGTTGACGGTCGAAGCGGAGGATCCGGCCGCCTTCATGGAGCCGCGCCATTCGAGCAGCATGATCCGGGTGATGGGCTCGCCGTCGGCGAAGGCGAGCAGGTCGGCGATGCCGCGGGCGTAGCTCTGGCGCGTGTTGGGCGACGGGACCGCGGCCAGAACCAAATTTGTGAGGGAGGTTGCTCGGGCGCCTTCCGGCAGCAGCCAGGGCGCGGGTTTGGTTTGGGTGGTGGGCATAATCGCGCCAGTTTACACCCGTTGTCATAATGGGTACTATGATTGAAATTTGCTGTGAGTGCGCGACCTCGCATTTATCCGGCCGCGTGAAACCGCGACGCCAGAGGACGAGGCGCCATGCCGTTACCTTTCCTCCACCGGCCGGATCCGGACCCGGGCCTGGGAAGCGACCGAGCCCGGCGCGTGGCCGACACCCTGGCGCGGGACATCGCCGTCGCGATCGCGCGGCTGGGAACGGCCGACAAAAACCGGGCGCTGCTCGCGATCGCGGCATTTGTCGCGGACCAGCTCGAGGCTCTCGAAGACAGCAACGAGACATAGGCCGGAAGGAGCCGCATGCCCAAACCGATCCGCTGGCTGAAGGAAGCCGCCGAGATCCAGCGCAGGGCGCAGGCCTCGACCTACTCGCACTTCAGTACCGGGGACATCGCCAACCTCTTCGGGTTGATGCCGCGCGCCGCCAGCACGCTGATGGAAGCGATGCCGCGGGTGCGCTATGGGACCAGTTACATCGTGCCGTCGGAAGGGCTGCGCGAGTTTCTCGACGAGGCGGTCCGTGCCCCCGACGTGGCCGAGCTGATCCGGACGCGGAGGGCGGCGAACCTCTACGTCTCGCGGCGCAAGCCGCGGACCGTGGTGCTCAAGGAGAAGCTGGGCAACGGGCTGGCCTCGCTGCCCGAGTGCGTGACGCTGACGCGCGGCGAGCTGCGCGTGAAGTTTTCGACGGCGCTCGAACTGGGCCAGGCGCTGGCGATCCTGATCAGCAACATGGAAGGCGACCTGGAGTGGTACGAGTTCTGCCGGCTGTACGAGCCGGAGCAGCCGGCGCTGCCATCGGAAAGCGCGTACGAGGCGTTGCGCCTCGGCGGAGACGCCAGCTACTTTGTGGCGCGAGGGAACGCCGGCAAAGCCAGGGATTACGCGCGGCAGGCCGCGCACCATGCCCACTGGGTCCAGGTCGAACGCGGCACGGTCACCGTGGAAGAGTACGACAGGGAAGTGGAAGCGGCCTCGGGCGTCGCGGGAGCCATGAGGGAGATCGTCGCCGCGATGACGGCGCCGGACGCGCCGAGCACGTTCAGCGGTCTCGCCCGCCGGGCGTCAACCTAGCATCAGGCCACCTACCATCAGCGTGCGATAAAGCGCGCCTACCTTCCGGGCGTTCCTGGCCGTGATGGTGTCGCGGTCGAACTGGATCGAGCCATTTCGATAGCCGAGGCGCTGGGCGAGCGACCGCTTGGTAAAGCCCTCCCGGAGCAGATGCTCGATCTTCCTCCAGGTCGGCGCCGCCGCAATCACGGTCCCGGCGCGCGCCGCGGAATCGTCGACCGCGAGGATCCTCCGCTCCGTGCTTTCGCGGATCCGCTGGCGCTTCCCGGAGCGAATCTCGAACACGATCGATTTGCCGACCCGCGCGTCCCTGGCTACGCTTTTGTACCCGATCCCACGCTCGCCGAGCTTAAAGATGTGCTGGCGCGCGGGCTTCGCATCCACAATCCCGCTCCGGCGCCCAGCCTTGTTCTCCGCGTCGCGCCAGCAGGAGTAACGCGAGTTTGCCGCGCGGCACGGGATACAGCGGCAGCCGGCCATGTACCGCATGCGCGCGCCGTGCGGCTTGCGTGCGCCAAGCTCTGCCGCCGGTTTAAGATCGCTCGGCCTGGCCATCTGAAGCCTTTTCCGCAGCGGTCCAGTAACCGCGCCGGTCCATGAGACGTTTTCCGTTGGCCCATTCTTCCTTCACGTGGGGCAGGTTGGGAAGACGGCCGTCCAATGCGAGCACGTCGGCGGCCTCGAGGAGGAGCGCGTGCTGCTCTGCGATGGTCTCCGCGCCTTCCATGGCCAGCTCCGAGAAGCGGTCGACGATCAGCTCGACGGCTGTCTCGAGTTGCCCGCGGTCCATGTTTTTCAAGTGCTCAAAGCAGACTTGGGCGGCCTCAAAGTCGATCACGGGAGGTGCCTCATTTCGCCGGCTTGACGAACGCGCTCACCGGTGGCGCCTCGTCCAGCGGGCGTTCTTTGTCGGCCATCGCGTCCATGACGAACGCGATCGCGAGCCATAGGTGGGAGAGGGAGCGGGCGCCGTAGGCCATCTCGTCGCGGCGCCCTGGCTTGACCGCGGCTTGAGCAGTGGCGCCGCGCGCTGCGAACCCGCGGAGCTGAGAGAGCTGATCGCGGTCCGGCATGGGTCACACCTCCGCCGGCAGAGAGCCGGGAACGACGGCGCTGTTGTACTCCTCGGGAAAGAGGATCTGGTCGCGGGTGAGTTCGGTGAACAGCGAGGCGATCCTTTTAGCCACCGGCGCGCTCGGCTTGGCTGTTCCCTTTTCCATGCGGCCGAAGTGAGAACGGCCCACGCCGACGCAAGACGCCGCCTCTCCCTGGGTCCAGCCCCGACGCTCGCGGGCGAGTTTTAAAGGAGTGATCATCACTTATAGGGTTTATAAGGCGCATACCCATCATTGTCAAGTGGGGGGTGTGAAGATTGACAATCGGGGCGCGGGCACTTATAAGCGCGTAAGGAATCGGATGCCAATCTTGCGAAGGTCCAAATGACGGCCGCTCCCCAGGCGACGCGGCGCAATGAGCGAAAACCGCGCCACGGCTGGTTCGATTACGAGGTCCTGGATGTTTTCGGGGATGAGCTCGGCCCTTACGGAATCACCGTTTACACGGTGCTGGCGCGCCTTTGCTACGGCGGCTTCCGGGTGACCATGGGGCTCCGTGAGCTGGCGGCACACGCCCGGATGAAAAAGGACTCGCTGGCGCGGACGCTGAAGCGGATGATCGAGCTGGGGCTCGTGGTCGAACAAAAGGGCCGCACCGGGAAGTCCGTATCGAGCTACGACCTCACCGATGTTAAAGATCTGGTGGAGCAAATGAGGGCGCTGGCGAGGGAGCGCGCGGCCAGCGCCTCATCTGTCTCTGACAGCGACAGAAGCACCGAGGGCTCCGCTGGGAGCCCCGAGGAGAAGCCGGAGGCGTCCGTGCCGCCAGATCGCCAAGCCCAGGGCGGCGATGCCGCAGCGGGCACGCACGGCGGCGCGGAGGGCACCGCAGAGCTTGAGGCCTCCGATGTGGCAGTTGAGGCGGACGCAGACTGTCTCCCACAGCGACAGATGGAAGCCGAGGGCGCGGAGGCTGTGCAAAACGCGGTGGGAGGGCCAGAAACGGGCGTGGCCAGAGAGACAGATCTGTCGCAAAACGGGCCCCGATTTGAGACACATCTGTCGCAATCAGCCTCGCGCGTTAATTGGCAAGAAGGTAGTAAGCAACGAAGTAATAAAAACACACCCCCCCTACCCCCCCTACCCCCCCCGGGGGGTGTGAAAGAAAACCTGCATTCACGCGAGGCCGCCCCGGACGGAACCCAGGACGAGACCCGATGGGCCAGCTTCATCGCGGAGCTGAAGCGGGAGATGTGCGACGAGATGCCGATCGGCGTGGAACTGGCGAAGCACTGGAAAGAGCTACACCGCGGCCAGAGCGATTTCAAAAGCTGCTTCGGCGCTTGGTGGCTGCTCGAAGTCGAACGCGGGACGCAGGCGCCATGCGCGATTTTCTCAACCTACGCCGCCGACGAAGCGGCGACCCAGGCCGGAATCGCGAAGTACGAGAAGCGGCTCAAGCGGCTGCTGCGCCGGTTCTTCGCGCTGGCGAAGGACACGCCAATAGAGTTTTTGAAGGTGCTGCGCTCGGAGGAGCGGACGCCAGGGGAGGCGGAGCGAAAGCAGCCGGCGGTCAACGGCGAAATACCCGAAGGCGACCGCGAGGCGTGGATGGAAGTGCAGCGGCTGGCGAAGGAGCACCTGGCCAAGCTCGCAAAGGTGAACCCAGCCATCAAGCTCGAGTGGATCCACGAGGGAGTGGAACCCGCGCAACTGGAGTCGGTCGAGAGCGTGAATGGCGGGCGGGTGTGGAAGCTGCGATCGCCGGCGCCGGCCACGACGCGCGTGGTGATGGAGCTGCTGAAGGAGCCCGTGCTGCGCAGGGTCGCCGCCGGCGTGCGGATCGAGATCGCTCCGGAGCCAGGAGCGCCCAAGTACCCAGGTACCTAAGGACCCAAGGGAAGGAGGAGCACGATGATCATCACCGTAGCGAGCTACAAAGGCGGGGTGGGAAAGACCACGACGGCGGTGCACCTGGCCGCCTATCTCCAGAGCCTGGGGCCGGCGCTGCTGCTCGATGGCGACCAGACACGCAACGCCACGGCGTGGTCGGAGCGCGGCGACGGGTTCCCATTCCGAGTGGCGCCGATTGACCAGGCCGCGAAGCTGGCGCGCCACTTCCGGCACATCGTGATCGACACCGGGCAGCGGCCGAGCGGCGATGACCTGAAGGCCGCGGCGGAGGGGTGCGATCTGCTGGTGGTGCCGACCATTCCCGGCGCGCTCGAGACGGACGGGCTGGGACAGACGGTGCGGGCGCTGCAGGGCGTCAACGCATTCTTCCGCGTCCTGCTGACCTCGGTGCCTCCCGACGCGGCGAAGGAAGCGGCCGAGCTGCGCAGCCTGCTGGCAGCGGCGCACGCCCCGGTGTTCGAGTGCGAGATTCCGCGGCTGAAGGCTTTCAAGAAGGCCGCGGGCGCCGGCTGCATCGTGTGGCAGGCGAGGGATCGCGAGGCCGCGCGGGCCTGGGCGTGTTGCGAGGCTGTCGGGCGGCAACTGAGGGCGATCGAGTTGAAGATGGCGGTGCGGGCATGAGCGACCTGGCGAAGGCATTCGCGGGATTGAAGCAGGCCCAGGAGCCTGAGCGCCTGGGCGCGCAGGTACCCAAGCGCGCAGGTACCCAAGCGCCGAAGCCAGGGCCGAGGCTGGCGCCGCTTCCACTGCAGGGCACGGCGAAGAGCCAGCACCCGCAGTACGCGGCCGTAAAGGTCTTTTTGCGCCGCGAGACGCACAGGGCCGCTGGACGGAAGTGGCAGGACGAGGAAGGCGGCGACTTCTCCGACCTGGTGGAGACGCTGCTGCGGAAGTACCTGGGTACCTGAGCACTTTTGCAGCGGATGGCTGCAATAGGTACCCAGGTACCCAACCGGAGGCTTTATGTTCGAGACTTTGACCAGCGTGTTGACGGAGCCCGGCGAGCTGCCCATGTTCCTGCAGGGCTACGTGGAGGAGACGGGGGGCGACCCCGCCGAAATCGTCTGCCAGGTGTTTGTGCCCTGGCGCCCGGACGCGACGCAACCGCGCGACGTGCGCCCCGAATACATCTGGACGCACAGAGCGCTGATCCTCGATTTCACCCACGCGGGGGTGGTGCTCCCGCTAGATATAGCGGGCGACCTGGAACCGGCGATCGCCGACGGCAAGATCGAGGCCTACGGGCTGCGGAAGGTCTGCCCTGGAGTATGGGCGCTGGCGCCGTCGCTCTTGATTGAAGGCATCGTCCACTGCTACCTGGTCTTCCATGGCGTGCCCGATCCGGCGCCGTGGGAGAGCCGGATCATTGTGGTGAGCCGATGAGCGAGGATCTTGTGCAGGACGACAAGCCCCACGAGGATGTGACGCGGGAAGGCCGCGAAGCCGGGGCCAGGGCCTACGCCTGGGCGGCGAGCGTGCCAGGGACGCCCTACGGCGGGGCCGCGATCGCGCACCAACTGCCCGGATCGGGTGCGGCACCCGATCCGCCGCGCCGAGACCTGATGCCGCGGCTGCGGGGAGGAGATGCGTGCGGATGAGAGAGGCGGCGACAAAATGACGAGCATGGGGATCAGACCCGGGGACGTGGTGCTGGTGATTGAGCGCCGCGGCGAGCAGCAGTTGGTCTACAACGGGTTGGTGAACCGCTTTTCAATGGACGAGGAGCTGGCCGGGGCGGCCGGGGAGCCGGCGATCGAGGCCAGCTTTGTGGCGATGTATCCGGAAGTCCGCTGGGGGACGCATTACGGCCCCGGCACCAGGCCGACCACGGTGATCGTACGCAGCATCGTCCATATCTCGCACCGGGACTTTATCGAGGGCCGCGCGGGCCTGGGATACGAGGAGCTGCCGGGGCCGGTGCCGGGCATTTGCCGCTACTGCGGATGCACCGAGCGGCGCGCGTGCCGACCCGCGTGCCGCTGGATGGACCCCGAACGGACAGTCTGCTCCAGTTCCCCGTGCCGAGAGAAGTTCGCGGAGGACAAGGCGGCCGCGCCCGCTCAGCTGCGCTGAGCCCCCGACCGAGGCCCCGGTCTGCGCGCGGTCAGGATTTTGACGGCCTCGAGGATATCGGCGAAAGGGCAGTGGCCGCGGCACAGGGCGCCGTCGGCTGCCCAACCCACGGGAAGGCGGGGCTGCGGTCCGTCGACCACCAGCGCGCGCGTAGCCTTGAAGGTCGCCCGGAGGTGACCGAGCAGGGCGCCGCCGCCCTCAAGCGGCCAGACGACCAGGACGAGGTCGACGGGGATCGACGCCAGCATCCGCTCAGCCTCCGCCACGCCGAGCGCGGAGAAGACCCTGTAGTTGTGGATCCGGAGCAGATAGCGCAGCTCTCCCACGCGCTCCTCATCGTCGCCCGCCAAGAGGATCGGTTTCGGGGGCCTCACCCGAGGCCTCGCTTCCGGCGATCGGGGAACAGCGGGGCGTAGAGGCTGAGGGCTACCGCGGCGGCGCTGCGTCCAAGCACCACCCGCTGGAAGTGCATACCGGCCAACATGTCGCCGTGGACGCGGCTGGTGCAGTTGATGCCAGGGCCGGCCTGGCAGACGGGGCAGCGCTGGGAGCGGGCATCAGGCTGGCGTTGCCGTTTCATAGTCCACGCTCCACGAGGCGCAAGCGAAACTCTGTGCGCACCTTTCGCAGGTTGCGAGCCAGCGCATAGGCGGCGACGGCGACGTCGGCCTCGTTGAGCGGGGAGGCGGAGTATGCGGCCTCGCGCGCGAGCGTGAGGAGGAGCCTGAGATCGAGGTCGTCCCATGCGCCGCATTCGAAGCGGCGCTCGACCTCGGAGATGGTGGCAAGGACCAGGCCGCGATCGGTGCTCATCGGCGCCCCGCTTTCCCGGCGCGCTCCGCGCTGACGGCGATACGGCAGGCCAGGGCGTACACAGCGTCCCAGGGCACGGAAAACTGCTGGCGCGTCCCGGAGAGCCGCAACGTGGCGATCAATGGGTCGCACTCAACCACCACGGAGCGAGCGCAGCCCGCGGAGTGGACCGAAACGCCGGTCTCGAAAACAAGCCGAGTCTTACGATCGGAAAGCCTCATCGCGCACCTCCCGATGCGGCGAGCAGCGCGGCGGCCGCGTTGGCGGCGCCGGTGTCGACCAGGCAGAAGAGGAAGCGGTGTTCGGGGCGATGGCCCCAATAGCACCTGCAGAACTTCCAGCCCTCGCGCGCCATGAGCGGAGCGAAGCGGGCGGCGAGGACCTGGCGACGGTCGGGACCTTCAAGCGGGAAATCTGGGTGAGCGCGATCGAGCGCGCTCCAGACTTCCAAGGGAACGCAAACGCAGCAGCCGGTGCAGTGGAGTTGTATCCGGAGTTCCGCGGTAGGTTCGGACGGGCGCCGGCGAGCACGGGCGGCGACCAGGCGGGCGTAGCAGGCGATGGGGATGGGCTGGGTCATCTCTCGTAGCGCGTGGACGGCTATCCTAGCTTCCTCAAGTTCCTCGGCAAAATCGGCATCGCCCCAATAATCGGGCGCCCACTGTTCAAGCATGCGAAGTCTGGCGACCGGATCGAGCGCGCGGAGCGCGACGAGCGCTCGCGACGATTGTGGGGAACCCAGGCCGTACCTCTTGGAGTCCGGGTTATGATTAGGCTGCGCGGGTCCGGCAGCATCTTGGCTGGTGTGCATTGTAGCCTCCTTCAGTGGCTGCGTTGCGGCTTGGCCCGCGACTTCGTTGGCTCGAAGGGAGCGGCCAGTGAACTTTCTGCTCAGCGTTTGCTGCGCGCTGCTTTGGGTGCGGGGACGCCTTCGACTCTCGCTTGGTGGGCCATCCGCCGGATGGTCTGCCGAATGACCTGGGCCTGCTTGAGCCCAGAGATCTCGACGAGGTAGTCGAGGTCCGAGCGGGTCGCCGCATTGATGCGCAGCGAGATGGGCTTTTGCGGCGCGGCGGTCGTCAGCTTCTTCGGTGGCGTCTTCATTGGCATCCTTTCGTGTGCTTTGACAGCGCCACCAGCACGGCGGCGACGATTACGGCGGTGATGGGGACGGCGATCATCTCAGAGCTGGCCGCACATTTTGTCGCGGGCGTCGCGCAGCTTGTCGATGATAAATTGCAGCGCCGCATCCGGCGGGTTGCGGCCGTGCTGCATTTCGTGGGCTCGCGTCAGGGCGTCGAGCACCTCGGAACCGCCGGGGACCTCGATGCGGAGCACGCGATTCAGGACCGCGCCTGCGTTGAGACTCGGCGGAAGTTTGTATTTTGCGCGCAAATCGCGAATGGTGGTCATCGCGGTCCTCCTCTCAGTCCCAGGCGCGGGCGTCGCAGTGCTCTTTCCAGGTCCGGCGCATCTCGCGGATGGCCTGAGCATAATCGTCGCCGGCAAGGATCGCGGCGCGTGCCGCGAGACCGGCCGAAGCCTTAACATCGTGGGTCGCGCGAGTCCAGGTATCGGCGAGGAGATAAGCGGAGGCGCGCGGGTAGCGGGCCGACAGCTCCCCCAGGTTTGCGATACAACGCCGCGGAGGCCGGACGCCATCGTTTTGCTCGTCCTCCATCATCTGCTCAAACTCTTCAGCGTACCGTTGCCGGTCGGAGACGGCGGCTTCTAATTCAGCCAGCCCCTTGATCGAGGCGAGTTGGCTGTGCCACAGAGCTTCAGCGTTCTCCGCTTCGGCGTGGGCGGCGAGGCTAAGGGCGTCGATCTGAGCGGCGATGTGGGCGGGCAAGATAATGCGGCCCTGGCCGCTGGCGTAGACGCGGCGGCCTTCGGGCGCGATCCCCGATTTAGCGAGAGAGGCGATGTCCTGGGCGGCGAGCTCCTCGCTCTGCTGCCCGAGGGAGATCAGGCCAGATCCATAAGCCCTGCCGGGGCGAAATAAAGCGATCTCGATGTTTCGGACGTTTCGCCCTGGCGTCGCGACGATCGTGGTATCACCGTGTTGGTACTTCTCGGGGTTCATTCGTGGGGCTCCTCCTCAATGCTTTAGAATGTAGCGCAATGCGCTACATGCTGTCAAGCGCTATTTGTCTCCGTATATCTCTCGGAGGGCGTATAGTCTATTGGCGTGTCCAGCAACACCATCCTGCGAGCCCTGACGGCCGAGGAGCTCGCGCGCCTGCAGCTCAGGCCCGTGGGCTTTGAAGTGGGTCACGAGCTCGAGTTCCCGGGCAAGCCGATCAAGCGTGTTTATTTTGTGGAGACCGGCATGGCCTCGATCACTACGACGTTTCTCGACGGCGAGCAGGTCGAGGTTGGGATGTTCGGATACGAATCGATCGTCGGCGCCTCCGCGCTGATGGGCTCGAGGTGCAGCCTCAACCGCGTGTATACGCAGATCGCGGGTAGGGGCTTCGCGGCGCCGGTGGAGCGGGCACAGGCCGAGTTCGGGCGCGGCGGCAGGTTCCAGCAGCTCACCCTGCGCTATGTGCAGACGCAACTGCTGCAGGCGATGCAGAGCGCGGGCTGCAACGCACGGCACAGCCTGGAGCAGCGCCTGGCGCGCTGGCTGCTGATCTGCGCGGACCGCGCCAACGCGCGCCGGTTCGAGCTGGCGCAGGAATACCTGGCCATCATGCTCGGGGCGACGCGCTCGTCGGTGTCAATTGCGGCAGGATCCCTGAAGGCCGCGGGGCTGGTCGGCTACGAGCGAGGGCATCTTCGGATCGTGAACGCGGCGGGCCTGAGGCGGCGCGCATGCGAGTGCTACCTTGCGGTGAAGGATCACCTGGAAAACTCCGCGGAGTTCAGCGGGGGATAGGCCGCTCGAAAAACTAAGTGCGGCTCCGAACAGACAGCGGGACGAACCGGGCCGATGCTCGTGAGACCTTGCCTTCAAACTTCAGAGAGCCGCCCCCGGGGGGGATGCGCGCGCCGCGGCCCTTGCGGGTCGCGGTGAACGAGCAAGGCCGCAGGATCGGCGAGACGCACCACAACGCGCTTATTCCGGACGCCGTGGTAGACCAGATGCGCGGCCGCCACGAAGACGACGGAATCGGCTACCGGGAAATAGCCCGGGAATTCGGGCTGAAGCTGCCGGCGGTCAGCAAGATCTGCACCTACCAGCGCAGGGCGCAGACGGCCGAGCGGTGGAAGACGATCCGAGCCGGCTCCGATCCGATCAGCCGAGAGAGAGCGGGCGGCGGAGATCATCCCCGCAACCCGCCGGGCCCGGACAGGAACGCGACGAACCGCTGCGACGATACCCGTAACCCTCCGGCGCTGCCCTACAAAGGGAAGTAACGATATGCGGTCTCGTAACGCCTTCTGATTTTGGAAGCCCTTTCAAAGCCCGAATTGCACATTTTGAAACACAGCATCGCGATGCAAAGTATCCGAAGTCTGGGATTGATAACGTGCGGCAGTATCTCGGGCGTAAGGCGCTTCGACGGGCGCTTACCTGAAGGTGAGCGACGCGGAGGCCTCGGCGGCGGTGACTGGAGCTTTCGGCCCCTCGGAGCCGGTTTGAAAATGTGTGTATTCAAAACAATCAACCAGGCCTCCTTGAGGAGCCGCTAGATGCCGCGCGGGGGTAAACGACCAGGATCGGGCCGCAAGCCCGCGCCGAAGAAGCCGGAGAAGCCGGACCCGCTTGTGGCGCTGTCGGCACGCAAGCGGATCTACCTCGAGAGTCTTTCGACGGGGAAATCGAAGCGCCAGTCGGCACTCGACGCAGGCTACGCCGAGTCGGTGGCGAGGACAGCGAAGGAGCACATCGAAACTCCGGATGTGCAGAAAGCGTTCGCGGCGCTGATTCGGTCCGTGATTCCGGCGGAGAAGATAGTGGCGCGCATCGCGGAGGGCCTCGACGCGATGGAAACGAAGGTGTTTTCGTTCCAGGGAATGGTTTTCGACGAGAAAGACCTGATCGCCTGGGGCGAGCGCCGTGAGTACGCAAAGATGGCCGCCGAATATGGGGAGTACTTTGTCTCACTGCCACAAAAGATCGTGCACTCGGGGAAGGTGACGCTCGAAAGCCTGGTGTGCGGCGAGGAAGAAAAGAAAGGGGAGTAACTATGCGGTCGAAGCTGACGCCTGTAGCTCCGGAGATCGAGCTGCTCGAGGCCGTCGTGTACGCGAAGGAGCAGCCAGAATATGAGCCGCTGCCGGTCTCAAGATCGCAAGACGGCGACATCGTTTCGCGCTGGAGGCCGAACCTGCGCGCGCGGATCGCGCTGCTGTTCGGCGCGGACATCTACCTGACGCAGCTGACCTTCAACCGCGGGCTGCCGCCGGTCAGGGTGAGCCTGGAGAAGCCCAAATACGGGTGCGTTCGAAAGGAAGAGCATCAGTGCTCATTCAGGCCATCGAAATAAAGCTGTTCCAGCCTGGCAACAAGAAGGCTGTCACGGGGCGTATTGTCGCCGGGCCGGGCCGGCACTTCACCGCAGCCAACGTTGAAGCGGCACTGCGGGAGTATGCGGAGAAGGTGGAAGCCGCGATGCCGGACCGGTACCGGATCGTCCAGGTCGGCCGCGCGGCGTTCAACTTCGTGCGCGTTTGACAGCCGGGCTCGAGCGCGCCACGGCGAGGATCCGCGAGTGGAAGCTCGACCCGGTTCAGTTCGTGCGCGACAACTTTCACGCCGAGCCCGACCCCTGGCAGCACGACGTGCTCGACCTCATGGGCAAGCCTGGGCGCAAGCGCATCGCCATGAAAGCCTGTGCCGGCCCCGGCAAGACGGCGGTGCTGGCGTGGGCGGGCTGGCATCGCATGGTGTGTTTCGCCGCGCCGAACGAGCACCCCAAGGGTGCCGCGATCTCGATCACGGGCGACAACCTGCGCGACAACCTGTGGTCGGAGCTGGCGCGTTGGCAGAACGAATCGCCATTCCTGCTGAACGCCTTCCAATGGAACGCGCAGCGCATCACGGCGAAGGACCATCCCGAGACCTGGTTCCTGGCTGCGAAGGGTTGGGCCAAGTCCGCAGACATGGATCAGATCGGGCGCACGCTGTCCGGACAACACGCGCGCTTCCCGTTCTATTTGATCGATGAATCGGGCGACATTCCGCCGAACATGATCAAGAGCGCGGAGCAGGGGCTCACGTCGTGCGAAGACGGCCTCATCATCACCGCCGGCAACACCACATCGCAGACGGGCCTGTTGTACGAGGTCTCGACCCGGGGGCGCAGCCAACGCGATGCGGCTGGAGACCCGCTGTGGGAAGTCGTCTCGATCACTGCCGATCCGGACGACCCGAAGCGCACGCCGCGCGTCGATATCGAGTGGGCGCGCCAGCAGGTCGCACTCTACGGCCGCGAGAACCCGTGGGTGATGGCATACATCCTGGGACTGTTCCCGCCTGGCTCGATCGACGCGCTGCTATCCGCGGACGACGTGGAGAAGGCGATGAACCTGCATCCCCGGCCCGAGACCTTCAGCTGGGCGCAGAAGCGGATCGGCGTGGACGTGGCGCGATTCGGCGACGACCGCACAGTACTGTTCCCGCGCCAGGGCATAGCCGCCATGACGCCCCGGATCATGCGGCACCCGCGCGACTCGGCTGTGTCCGTGAACATCGCCGGCGCGGTGATGAGCAAAAAGATGGAGTGGGCGCAACCCACCGCGTTTGGCGAGGAAGAGATTCTCTCGTTCTTCGACGACACCGTGGGATGGGCGCACGGCGCGGTGGACGTGATGCGCGCGGCGGGACACCAGGTCTACGCGGTGCAGTTCAACGGCCCGGCAAACGACCCCCGCTACTTCAACCTGCGCGCGGAGATGTGGATGAAGATGGCGGACTGGGTCAAGGCGGGAGGATCGCTGCCCAACATCCCGGAGCTGGTGAGCGAGCTGAGCGCGCCAACCTACTTCTTCCACGGGGGAAAGTTCCAGATCGAATCGAAGGAACAGATCAAGAAGCGGCTGGGCCGGTCGCCGGATCTGGCCGACGGGCTGGCGCTGACGTTCGCGATCCCTGACGCCCCGGCCGGGATGACCAAGCTGCCAGGCATGGGCCGGCGCGAGACGCCGAAGGCTTACGACCCGTACGCGGCTATTTGAGGCGCCACAGCGGATCGACGCCGCACTCCTTCAGCAGATCGCTGAGCGTCCGCCCACTCAGTTCTGGCGCGGCCGAGGATCTCAACCGGAAGAACCGCACCGACGAGCTCGCTCATCCGGCACGCTCCGGACTGGTAATCGACAGCGTCCAGCAAAAGCTGCAGCGCGCGCACCAGTGCACGGGAAAGTATCGCCAGATCGTCGACGGGATCCGCGTTGGGCCGGCTGAGAATCTTATTCGCAAGCTCTCGGGCGTCGTCTCTCTCGCTCATTTAACGGCCTCCGCGTTCTTCGCAGCCTGCCCGATCTGGTACGGCATCCACTCGCAGAACGCGCTCTCCGGCCGGAGGCCTTCGCCCTGGAACAAGAACACGGAGGTGTGGCTCACGGGAATGCTGTAGCCATCGAAAACGCCCAGGTTGACCATGGTGTCAGAGTGAACTGAAGCGACGATCGCAGCCAGGGGCTGCTCCGTTCGCGCTTGCATCTTCGGCCAGAACCACACGACGCGGCCTACGGTCGGCTTGATCATTTGCGGGGGTCTCCTCCTATCGAGGATACCCGTAACAGGGCAGGGGCGCTCTACCCTTGGAACCATGAGCACACCCTCCATACGGCGGGTCAGTTATTCCGAGATTCTCGGCGCGGGCAACGCGCAGGAGCTGATCGAGGAGTACGCCGCCGAGTGCTCCATCCCCCAGCTCGGCCAGGTCGAGCCGCAGGCTGAGACCTATGCCAAGCTCGAGGCCGCGGGCCTGATGGCCTGCTTCGCCGCCTATGAGCCGTACGACACGCCGGCCGGCGACGTGCCGCGGCTGATCGGGTTCGGGGCCGTACTCGTATCCGCGCAGCCCCACTACGGCGGCCGCAAAGTGGCGATGGTCGAGAGCCTGTTTGTGGCCCGGCAGCGGCGCAGGAGCGGTGCGAGCGGACAGCTGATGCATTGGATCGAACAGCACGCGGCCGAGGCTGGATGCGTTGCCGTCCTCTATTCGGCGCCGGCCTACAGCCGGTTTGCCAAGGTGCTGGCCGCGAGCCACACGCATGTGTGCACCAACGTGGTCTACGCGCGGGGGCTGAATTGAGCGCCCTCACGGTGCAGGCACGAGTCGGGGCGACGAGCGTGGAGCTGCTGCAGACGATTCGGACCTTCGAAACCGCGGCGATGAACGCCGCGCAGGCTCACGTCGAGATGGAGCACCTGCTGCACGGTGGCATGTACTCGAGGACCGCGCGGGTCAAGGCGGGAACGGTGATCACGGGAGCGCTGATCAAGCGCGCCACCGTGCTGATCGTCCAGGGCGACGCGCTGATGCTGATGAACGGCGGATTCGCCGAATTGAGCGGGTACAACGTGTTCGCGGCTTCAGCGGGGCGCAAGCAGGTATTCGTTGCCCGCGGCGACGTGACCATCACGATGATCTTCCCCAGCGCAGGCACGACTGTGCAGGACGCCGAAGCCGAATTCACCGATGAAACCGACCTGCTGCTGACGCGCCGCGAAGGGGAGCCGAGAGCATGAGCCTGATCACCAAACTGGTGATTTACACAAGCGAGGCGGAGCTGGAGAAGCACGCGGCCAGCTACCCATGCCTGGTGAACTACATCCCGTTTACCAAAACGGGAGACCTCGACGATGGATGCGGGCACTATGCGCGCGTAACTTTTGTGGCTGTGGATCCAACCAGCCAGGAGCCCAGCCTGCCGGCGGCCGAGTTCGACAACGTGGAGTTTGTCGGATTCCCCATGCCGAGGCTGCAGAAGTAGGGAGCTGAGCATGTCGGGAATCACAACAGCAACGGCCATCGCGCTGGGCTCGCTCGCGGTGGGCGCGGTAGGGACCGGCGTCGCCGCCTACAACGGCATGCAGTCCAGCGACAGCCAGAAGGCGGCACTCAAGGCGCAGACCACGACCCAGCAGACGGCCACGGCCGCGGCGCTATCGACGGAGCGCAAGAACGAGACAGCGACGAACGCCGCGAACCAGAAGGCGCCCGACGTCTCGGCCATCCTGAGCCAGGCTGCGAACGCCTCGAAGGTTGGAATCGGATCCACCATGCTGACCGGCCCGGGCGGCGTGAGCAACGGCAGCCTGAGCCTGGGCAAGAGCACGCTGCTGGGGGGCTAGGGAAATGCCAGATAACAACCAGAGCCGCCAGCAGGCGATCCTGCGCTGGGGGCAGCTCAAGACGGAGCGGTCGAGCTGGTGGACGCACTGGCAGGAAATCACCACCTACCTGCTGCCGCGCAACGGGCGCTACTTCCGCCAGGACCGCGACAAGGGCAACCGGCGCGACAAGAACATTTACGACAACACCGGCATCCGCGCGCTGCGCACGCTGGGAGCGGGGCTCATGGCCGGCGCCACGTCGCCGGCGCGGCCGTGGTTCCGGCTGGGGACGCCGGATCCGGACCTGAACGACTTTCAACCGGTAAAGCTGTGGCTCGACGACGTCTCGAAGCGCATGCACATGATCTTCCAGAAGTCGAACACCTATCGGGCGCTGCACCAGATGTACGAGGAGCTGGGCGCGTTCGGGACGGCCTCATCCATCATCCTTCCCGACTTCCAGAACGTGATCCACAATTACCCGCTAACAATCGGGGAGTATGCGATCGCCACGAACGCCCAGGGCAACGTGTGCACGCTCTACCGAGAGTTCGAGATGCCGGTCTCCGCGATGGTCAAAGAGTTCGGGTCCGCCAACTGCTCGAGCACCGTCCGCTCTCTGTACGACTCGGGCAAGGGCCTGGACCAGTGGATCCCGGTCATCCATGCGATCGAGCCCAGAGCCGACCGCGACCCAGCGCGGAAGAACGCACGCAACATGGCCTGGAGATCCATCTATTTTGAGTTGAGCGGAGACTCGAGCCTCCTGCTGCGCGAAAGCGGGTTTTTGCAGTTTCCCGCGGTGTGCCCGCGCTGGGCGGTCGCCGGCGGCGATATCTACGGGAATTCGCCGGGCATGGAAGCCCTGGGCGACATCAAGCAGCTGCAGCACGAGCAGCTGCGCAAGGCCAACGCGATCGATTACCAGAGCAACCCGCCCCTGCAGGTGCCAACCTCCATGAAGAACCAGGACGTGAACCGTCTGCCCGGCGGGATCACGTACATGGACCCCGGCGCCGGCGGCGCGGAGATCAAGACGGCGTTCGACGTGCACCTGGATCTTGAGGACTTGCTCGCCGACATTCGCGACTGCCGCGCGCGCATCAACTCGGCGTTCTTCGCGGACATGTTCCTGATGCTCGACTCGAACACCGGCCCGCAAATGACGGCGACCGAAGTGGCGGAGCGCCACGAAGAGAAGATGCTGATGATCGGCCCGGTGCTGGAGCGCATCTCGAACGAGCTGCTCTACCCGCTGGTTGAAACAACTTTCACGCACATGCTGGAAGCGGGTCTTGTGCCCCCGCCGCCGCCGGACATGCAGGGACAATCGCTGAACATCGAGCTGATCGGAATACTGGCGCAGGCGCAGCGCGCGATCGGCACCAACTCCATCGATCGCTTTGTACAGCAGATGGGCGTGGTGGCGCAGGCGAAGCCTGAGGTGCTGGACAACTTCGATCCGGATCAGTGGGCGGACATTTACAGCGACAGCCTGGGCGTGGATCCGAAGCTGATCGTGGCTTCTAGCCAGGTGGCTATGGTCCGGCAGGCGCGCGCCAAGGCACAGGCCGCGCAGGCACAGGCCGCCGCCGCGCAGCAGCAGTCGCAGACGGCGAAGAACCTGGCGCAGTCGCCAACGCAGGGCGGCCGGTCGAACGGGCTCCAGGACATGATGAACCAATACAGCGGCTACGGCTCGCCTTCGGGCGCCGAGGTCTAAGGGAGGCAGGCGCGATGGTCGACATGAAGATGAGCAAGGCCGAGGCGAAAGAGCAGTGCACGCCATCGGATCCGGACCTGAACGACTTTCAACCGGTAAAGCTGTGGCTCGGCGACGCGCTGCACCAGATGTACGAGGAGCTGGGCGCGTTCGGGACGGCCTCATCCATCATCCTTCCCGAACGGGCTCCAGGACATGATGAACCAATACAGCGGCTACCGGGCATCGGCGACGACGTGAACCTGGGCGACGAGGTCGCGATCACGGCCAAGGCGACGGTGACCTCGAAGAGCGGCTACCAGACGATGATGGGCGACTCGGAGATGAGCCTCTCGCTGCAGATCACCGACATGGAAGTGAGCGGCGGATCGAGCAAGTCGGCGAAGGCCCTCTACGACAAATCCTGAGGGCCGATACCCGTAACAGGCTTGGCGCGCCGCATGATCGGCATTGTGCAACCCTACGATCCAACCGACCTCAAGGGGCAGGAGGCGGAGCGGGACGACAAAGCGACCCGGCTCCGCCTTTTGGCCGAAGTGGAACAGCTGGATGTGAAGTGGCTTATGGGCTCGAAGCGCGGCCGCAGGATCGTGTGGCGGCTTTTGGAGCAGGCGGTGGTTTTCAAGGCGACGTTCGACACCAATGCACTGCGCATGGCGTTCAACGAGGGCAAGCGGTTCTTCGGCACCCGCACCCTGGACCTGATCCACACATCCTGCCCCGAGCTGTACGCGCTGATGTTGAAGGAGTCGAACGATGGCAGTAGAAGCGACGGTAACGGCAACAACTACAACTGAAACCGTGACGCCGCCCGCGGCGGGCGCAGCCGTGCTCCTGGGCGCGGAAACGCCTGTCGTATCCGCAGATCCAGCAGCAACCCCTGAAGCAATCGCAGCCAAGGCGGCAAGCGACGCCCAGGCGGCAACCGATGCGAAGGCCGTGGCCGACGCGAAGGCTGCAGCCGACGCGAAGGCAGCGGAAGACGCGAAGGCGCTGGGCGCCCCCGACAAGTACGAGTTCAAGGCTCCCGAGGGGACAACCTACGACCCGAACCTGATCGCCGCGTTCGAAGCTGGCGCCAAGGAAGCGAACCTGCCGCAGGATGTGGCGCAGAAGCTTCTCGACCAGATGACTCCCAAGTTAGCGGAGCGCCAGGTCGAGCAGGTTACGGCGATTCGGAAGGAATGGTTCGAGGCCTCGAAAACGGACAAGGAATTCGGGGGAGACAAGCTCGAAGCCAACCTGGGGATCGCCAAGAAGGCGCTCGACACGTTCGGGTCGCCTGAACTGAACAAGCTGCTGGTCTCGACCGGCCTGGGCAACCATCCGGAGATGATCCGGCTGATGTTCAAGGCAGGTAAGGCGCTCAGTGAGGACACATTCGTTGCCGGCGCCGCTTCCGTGCGCGGCAACGTTTCCGCAGGGTCGGTCCTCTACGACAAAACCACGACGTAGGAGATAGGTGAACCATGGCGCTTCTGCCCGCGAACACCGGACACAACACCCTCATCGACGTAGCCAAGAGCTTTGGCCCCGACGGCAAGGTGATGGTGGTGGCCGAACTTCTGAACCAGTCGAACGAGCTGGTTCCTTACATGAATTTCATCGAAGGCAACCTGCCCACCGGCCATAAAGCCAGCGTGCGCGTGGGCCTTCCCACCGTCGGCTTCCGCGAGTTTTACAAGGGCGTGCAGGTCTCGAAGTCGGGCCGCGCGACCATCGAAGACGTTTGCTGCATGCTCGAGGGCAGAAACGAAATCGACAAGGCCCTCGCCGACCTGAACGGCAACACGAACGCCTTCCGCCTCTCCGAAGGCCTGGCCTTCATCGAGGCTATGACGGAGCAGTTTGCCCAGTCGGTGATCTACGGCAACGTGGCGACCCAGAAGGACGGCATCCTCGGGCTGACCCCGCGGTACAGCTCGAAGGCGGCAACCTCTGGCGCGAACATCATCGACGCCGGCGGCACGGGCGCCACCAACACCTCGGTGTGGCTCGTGGTGTGGGGCGAGAACACCGTCACGGGGATCTACCCGAAGGGATCGAAAGCCGGCCTCAACCAGGAGGACCTGGGCGTGATCGATGCCTTCGACAGCTCGAACAACCGCTTCCGCGCCTACGCGGAACTCTGGGAATGGAAGTACGGGCTGCACGTGAAGGACTGGCGCTATGCGGTGCGCATCGCGAACATCCTCACCGCCGACCTGATCGGGCAAACGGGCACGCAAGCCATCACGGCCTCCACCTGGCTGAACAAGCTGATGATCAAGGCCCTGGCGCGCATCCCGTCGATGGGAATGGGCACCGCGACCTTCCTGGCCAGCCGCACGGTGAAGGAGATGCTCTCGATCGGCGCGCTCGACAAGAGCCAGAACGCCCTCAGCTTTACCGACGCCGTGAACCAATATGGCAAGGTGAGCGCGGGCTCCGTGGCAGGCAGCGGCACCGGCATCCAGGGCGGCCAGCTCATGTTTATGGGCGTGCCCGTGTTGACCGTCGACCAGATCCTGGCGACCGAGACACAGGTCAGCTAATCCCTTTGCGCGTTGCGCGCCTCGTGAATCCGCGTGGCCAGCGACGGGAAATCGTAAACGGCGAGGGTCTCTAAGCCGAGATCCCTCGCGGGAGAACAAACAATGCCCATGCTCGATTCCGAAAACGTATTCGCCGCGGCACAGTCGACCGCGGCCTTCAACATCGGCGACAACCCTAGCACGAACAGCTACGACACAGGCTCGGCCAACGCAAGCGAGGCCGCGCAGACCAGCGAAAACCTCTGGCTGCAGATTGTCTGCAACACGCTGTTCGCGGGCGCAACCGCAACCGTACAGGGGGTGCTGCAGACCTCTCCGGACAACGCGACCTGGACGGACTCTGTGGCCGGCAAAGCCCTGCTCGCCACGGGCGTCACGGTGGGCCAGGCGCTGCTCCAGGTGCAGCCTCCGACCGGCACGCAGCGGTACTGGCGCACCATCATCCGGGTAGCGGTGGCGAACCTTTCCGCCGGCGCGATCGACAGCTACATCTCGAACGTTCTGCAGTACAACGTCCAGCGGCCGAGCGGCTTCACGGTCGCCTAACCAAGTTTGCGGCGTAAAGCGGGATCCCCTTGATCAGGGAACCGGGCCACGGTGGGAACACACCCGAGCCGTGCGAGTCACGCGGCAATTCAACCAGGGAGGAAACCCGTATGCTGGTGCGTTCGCTGCGCAGGCACTACGATACCTCGTTCCGCGAGGAAAACGAGTTGTTCGATCACACCGGGCCGCTTTACGAACACATCGTAGAAGTCGCGGCTGACGGGACGGAGCCGGCGCTAAAAGCCGACCCTCCAAGCCGGGAGCGGAAACCCGCAAAACCGGCTGGGCGGAAATAATCTCCGAGCCGACTGGCCAGGGGTCGAAGCCAACCAGCTCCGGCCCCTTGTTTTTCGTGAGGGACCATGGCATCCGTTGTCGATATCTGCAACATCGCGCTCTCGCACATCGGGGACGTGGCCCAGGTGAGCTCGATCGCTCCGCCGGACGGATCCGCGCAGGCAGCGTACTGCGCCACCTTTTACCCGCTCGCGCTCAGCGCTCTGCTCGAGATGGCTAACTGGGGATTCGCGACGGTGCGCTCGACGACGGCGCCGGTCACGAACCCAAGCACGACTTGGAGCTTTGCGTACGCCTACCCGGCCGATCTCGTCAACATGATCGCGGTGCTGCCGCAATGCGCCCTCGACGATTACACGGCAAACTTTGGAGAGCGGCACCACGAGTGGGACGCGCCGGCGCCCGACTTCGCGAACCCCGCGGCCAACATCTACGTGCCGCAGCGTTACGAAGTCGAGCAGGATGGCGAGGGCAACCTCATCATCCTCACCAACACGTGCGGCGCGGTCTTCCGCTACACGATCCAGGTCTACGACCCAACCAGATTCAGCCCGCTGTTCACCCTCACGCTTTCCTACCTGCTGGCGTCGATGCTGGCCGGCCCGATCATCAAGGGCGAGGAGGGGGCGCAGATGTCGGCCGCCATGATGACCAAAATGGAGCAGTACAAGGGACGCGCCGCGGTCTCCGACGCGACCCAGCGGCACATTGTGCTTGAGCAGCGCGTGCCGTGGATGGCGGGCAGGTAGCATGGCGAGCACACGAGTCTTCAAGCCATCGTTCTCCGGCGGCGAGATTTCTCCGGAGATGTTCGCGCGCATCGACGACGGCAAGTTCCAGTCGGGAGCGGCCTCGCTCGAAAACATGATTGCTACGCCGATCGGCGCGGCGGAGAAACGGCCCGGCTTCGAATTCGTCAAGGCGACCAAAAACAATGGCGTGGCGCGGCTGATCCCGTTTACCTACTCGACAACGCAGACCGTCGTCATCGAAGTTGGCGCCGGGTACTTCAGGTTCCACACCCAGGGCGAGACGCTGCAATACTCGGCGACGCAACCGGCCTACATCGGCGGGAACGACATCACCTTGACGGTGGCCAGCCCTTGCGTCGTAACGTGCCCCGGGCACACCTTCTCGAATGGCGACCCTGTGTTCTTCGTTGTGGCACCCGGTGACGCTTCGACGCTGCCCACGGGGCTGAGCCAGGCCACGGTGTATTACGTGGCGAACCTGTCGGGAGACGCTTTCAATGTGGCGGCAACGCCGGGGGGCGCGCCTATCGACACAACCGGCGAAACCCATGGAACCAACCAGGTGTTCCGCTATTACGCACTGGGCGACCTGGTGACTGAGGCCGGAGAGATCTACTACTGCACAACGCCGTTTGGGTCAATCGAACCAGTTCCCGCAGGACCCGGCTGGTACGAGCTGCCCAGCGACCTGACCTACGAGATCCCCAATCCCTACGCTACCGACGACCTGTTTTCGATCCACTACGTGCAGAGCGCGGACGTGATGACGCTGGTGCACCCCAACTACCCTCCCATGCAGCTCGAGCGGCTGGGCGCGGAATTATGGACCCTGGTGGGGATCGTCTTCGGCCAGGCGCTGAACCCGCCGACCGGCGTGGCCGTCGCGGAGAGCCCCGGGTACCAGGCGCAGATCTCGACGGTGACAAACGGCACCGGCGCCTACGCCGGGCAAGCGCTGATCACGACGGTCTCAAACCACACCCTTGCCCTGGGGGACGGCGTCTACATCAAGGGGCTTACCTACACGCCCACCTCCGGGCCTCCGCAGGTCCTCGACGGCTTCTACCTGGTGGCGCTGGTCCCGGTGGACGGGACGGGCGCCCTGATCCCGAACGAGCTCTACCTGATGGACTACAGCGGCAACAACCTGCTGTTCAACTCGACTGGCGCCTACTCCAGCGGCGCGACCATTCAGTACGGCTCGAAGATCTTCAACATCACCAATTTCTACGTGGTGACGGCGGTGGCCGCGGACGGCATTCAGCAGAGCGCCATTTCCGCCGAAGTCTCGGTGCTGAACAACCTGGACGTGACCGGCAGCTTCAACACCATCACCTGGGAGGCTGCCGCGAGCGCCGGCGCGGGAGCGCCGGCCGTCTACCAGTACTACATCTACAAAAAGCTCAACGGCCTCTACGGCTACATCGGCACCACGCTGGCCGCGACGCTCAGCTTCAGCGACAACAACATCGCGCCCGACATGTCGATTACGCCGCCGCGCTTCGATGCGGTGTTCGACTCGGCGGGAAACTATCCGGGCGCGGTCTCCTACTTTCAGCAGCGCCGCTGCTTTGGAGGCACCGCCGATCAGCCGCAGAACCTGTGGATGACGAAGAGCGGGACCGAGAGCGACATGAGTTACTCGCTACCGGTCCAGGACACAGACCGCGTGGCTATCGGCATCGCGGTGCGCGAGCTGGCGACCATCGAGCACATCGTGCCGCTGCTGCAACTCATACTGCTGACCAGCTCGACCGAGATCAGCGTGAGCCCGATCAACACGGACGTGATCACGCCCGCGACCATCGACCCGCGACCGCAGTCCTATATCGGGGCCTCGAATGTTCAGCCCACGATCGTCAACAATTCGCTGATCTACTGCGCGGCCCGCGGCGGGCACGTCCGCGAGATGGGCTATCAATGGCAGATCGGCGGCTACGTGACGGGCGACGTCTCACTGCGCGCGGCGCACCTGTTCGACAACCTGACGATTGCGGACCAGGCTTTCATGAAATGCGCCTGGCAGGTGGTGTGGTTTGTCAGCTCTAACGGAAACCTGTTGGGCCTGACCTACGTTCCCGAGCAGCAGATCGGCGCGTGGCACCATCACGTGACGGACGGCTTGTTCCAGTCGATCGCCTGCGTCGCCGAAGGAGCAGAGGACCGGCTCTACGCGGTCATCAGCCGCACCGTGAACGGCGCGCCGGTGAATTACATCGAGCGCATGGCAACGCGCAACTTCGCGAGCCTTGACGAGTGTTTCTTCGTCGATGCCGGCGCGACCTTCGACGGAACCAACACCTCAGCCATCACCCTCGGGGCGGTCCTCGACACAACCGGCGGCGCGCTCGCCGGAACCTGGGATGTGAGCGCGTCGGACGCCATCTTTGCGCCCACGGCCACTGGGTTCCTGGTCCTTACGGGCTCCGACGGTGTGAAGTACCAGTTCGAAATTCTGAGCACCGAGCCGACGGTGGCTAACACCCTGCCGGTCTCGCCGATCCCCGCCGGCGTCACGTTCGCGGCCGGCGTTGCCTGGGCCTGGGCGCAGCAGACGTTCACAGGCCTGACGTGGCTCGAGGGCGAGACGGTCGCGATCCTTGGGGACGGCGGCGTGCAGCCGCAACAAGTGGTCACGGGAGGTTCGATCACGATCCAGCATCCTTGCACCATCGTGGCGATTGGGCTGCCGTACGCGCCGACCATGGAGACGTTGCCGCTGGTGGCGCAAGTGGATGGCAGCGGGCAGGGAAGAGTAAAGAACATCAACCGGTGCTGGCTGAGGCTCTGGCGATCGAGCTCGATCTTCGCGGGGCCGTCGCCCACGAGCCAGGTGGAGTATCGGCAGCGGAAGACGGAAGCATACGGACAGCCGCCGAACCTGGTCAGCGAGGAAGTCGAGATCGAGATCCCGGCGAGCTGGACGAGCTCGGGGCAAATTTACGTGACGCAAACCGATCCACTGCCCCTGACACTGCTGGGGCTGACCTTG